TTAAGTTAAGAATGTTGTATGCCGATTTAAGAGGTCATCATGGTAAAAGATGGGACTATGAACCTTCTGATTGGTATATGGGTAAACACAAAAGGAAAAAATGAAAAAAAAGAAAAAAGCACCCAAAGGTTATCACTATATGCCTAATGGAAAGCTAATGAAAAATAGTGCTATGAAAAAAAAGAAAATGAAAAGGTACTAATTAAAAAATTGATGTTTAAGGTGTAGTTGCTAGTCAACTGGGTATGATGGTGGGGTAACAAAATTTGTATGTCTAAAAAAACTTGGGTAAGAAAAGAAAAAATAGCTGACGTTGGAAAGTGTAGATACTGTAAATCAGATATGATTAGTACAGATTCTTTTGTAGCTTTTGCTAATCACACTAAAGCTCATTATTTATGTATGAAGAAAGCAGACGAAGATAAGACTTTTGAAAATGAGTCTAAGTTTGATTGGTAGGGGAGTTTCCTCCCCCACAAATTTAATTAAAGATACTTTCTATCTCTAATAAACTTTTTTATCTCAGCTAATGATTTAAAATTATTACCACAAGAAAAGTAACCTTCAATTATTCTATTACTTAAACCAGGTTCTCTTTTAGACAAACTCCACTCAGCAAGTCTTGGGTAAGTTTTACTATATCTGGCTATAAATTTTTCATTACCAAATATAATTGTATATTCATCTTGATTCTTAGATTTAAATGTTAATTTAGTTTTCATTTTTTCCTTTCTTTTTTTAAGGGAGGGTGCTAACCTCCCCTTGTTTTATTTATTCTTGGTCTTGATATTGCTCTTTAAGACCACTTACTTCACACCTTTCAGCTTCAAAAGTTTTAACATTTTCGTATCTGTCGCCATTCCACTTTTGAACAATGAAGTAAAATTGCTTGTCTTGTTTATCGTAATTTCCAACAAGTCGTCTGTCTAATTTACTGTTTTTCATTTGACCTCCTTTCTATGAAATAATTTTTTCATAACCCATTATATCATATTGAGTTTTACAAAATTTTTAGAAAAAAAACTTTTATTGAATAGTAAACGATTGGAGTTTTAGGGTAGTTTATTTTAGGTGCGACACTATGAATACTTTTTGGGTTTTTAGGTATTTTTTAATATCCCCAAAATTTCTTAGCATTATTTAAATAATCTTCGTTAGCATCATTATTCCAAAACATATGTGTAAAGTCTGGTTGGATATAATCTTTAAGAATATTTGGATCATTACTGATCTTCATTAGGTTCTGTCTTACTTTAGCTCTTTGTATTATTCTAGGTATTCTTTTCTTAATATTTTCTGGTTTAAGTTCATCACAATTATCTGCATGATAAACTCTAAACTCTTTCTCATTGACATAACAAAGATAAACAGGAACTTCAAATACCGACCAATAAAAATCAACTTGTAATAAATTATAAGGTGAAGGCTTATCAGGTAACTTACCAGGAAACCAAGACCTAGTACCATCTTTCTTGACCATTCCCCTTCTTGGCATTTTACATTTATCTTCAATGATAACTTTATCACCTTTTAAATCTATGTAACCATGAACAGGAATATTAATTCCATCAAACCATTTAAAGGCTTCTATCTCTGGCTTACAAGATTCCCAACCTGGTATTGTTTGATGAGCCTTATGACAATTAGCAATCATTAAAGGTACTATACTTTTATAATGACTTAACTTTTCTTGGTCATCAGGTGTAAGTGCAACTAGCTTATCTAATTTTTCTTGTACAGAAACAAACATTATTTAGCACCTAATGTTTTTTGATGTTCTTGATAAAATTTATCTCTTTCTTTTTCGTAAGCAATATTAAATTCTTCTGCAACTACATCTAGTTCTTTGTAGTCATCTAAGAAATAACTCATTGGTTTTTTTAAGAACTTACTTATCTTTACCAAATTAATTAATGGTATTCGGTTCTCACCTTTTTCGTATTTACCTATTTGTTGATATGTATTTTTTAGAGCTTTAGCAACTTTAGTTAATGGAACAATAGTTTCCTTACCAGTAAACTCATTAACCTTAGTTCTTCTTGCTTGTCTTAATTTTTTACCTAAATCAATATAGAATTGATTATCTTCCTCAAAGTTCTTCTTAGCTTTATGTGATAGTTTCATTGTGTTCCTTCCTTTAATTTAGAGTATAGAATCCCTTAAGTGCTTATGCAACTTTTTATATATACTTAATTAAGTATATAAAAATCTAGCATCTTTGTTCTCTGCTTCAACAATTCTTCGGAATAATTGATTGTATTCCTTGAATGCTTTTAGAGTATGTACACATTGCCTTCCCTTATCTTTAGCAGCATAAACTTTTTTATGTGCCTTATCTAGCTTATTGTACAATCTAGTATTGCTATTTTTTAAGCTCATCATTCTCCTCACCAATAATTTTAATATTTGCACTAATAAGTTTGTTATCGGTGATATTTGCTTTTGCAAACTCACTAGGCATTTTCTGACTATGTGCTTTTTGTGCAGCTTCTTCTACACTAGCACCATCAAAAATTTCTTCAAAATCTACTGCTAATTCTAAACTTGATCTTTTTAAAACTTTAACCATTTAAAACTATATTTCTGCTATAACCTGAGTATTCTCTTTTAATTTCGTTCCTCTGTTCTAGCTTTTCAATTAGCGAACTGATTGAATTTTTACTTTTGTAACCCATTTCATTAGCCATTTCTAAAAATGTTGGCATATATCCATGTTTTGTACTATAATTTTTAAGATATTGCAATAGTCTGAGCATTTTAGGAGTCATCGGTCTTTTACCTCTTTTCTTGTTCATTTATTACTAACCTCCTTAATAATTCTGCGTAGCCATTGATGTCATCAAAGCTATCTTTTTTATAATTTTCTGATTGCATAACTCTCCAAAGTTTTAAAAAAATCATAAAGATACCAAACAATTTTAAAGGTACTTTGACCTCACAATTATTATAAACTGATAAATATTTTTCTAAAATTCCTGACATAACATAAGAGGTATGGTCAAACTCTCCATAGTCATCTTGCTTTTGTTTTAATAATCTTTCTATCTCACTTATAAACTTTACATTATCTGACATAATTTCCTTTTTCGTCTTTGCAGTAATGAGCCATTACATTTTGATTTTTATATTTAGTTAGCACCCAAACCTCTCCGTTACCTTCTTTGTAATTTGAGTTCTCAACATACTTGACATTTTTTTCATACATTTCATCACAAGTGATAGGTAATAAAGAATATGCAAAAGGTATCTTCTCATATTTTAAATTACCATCACCTGTGTATATAACTAAAATTAAAAAAACTACTTTCAACTAGAAAGGAATTTCTTTGCTTTGAGGTTTAGCTTGTTTAGGTCTAGGTTCATTCTTGTAACCAGATAAAATATTACCTGATTCATTAATCCAACCAATTAAACCTTTGTGTCCACCAGCTTCAGAGTAATTCATTTCGCCAGTAAATTTATCATCACCTTTGAATAGAACTCCTACTTGAGCAAACACTTTAACAAACTTAGTATTACCATCTCTTGATGCACCTTTAACACCAAGTATTGTACCCTTGTTGCCATTATCTAAATTTACATTTCCTGAGAAATCAATTTTGATGGCTTTTTCATTGTTGGCATCATAAGGAAATAATACCCAATCCTTTTGCTTACCACTACCATTGTCTGACATTTTGTCCTCCATTTTGTTTTATTGATTGTTGTTGTGATTCAAAGTCTTTTTCTATTGAATCATTTTGTTTCTTCCAATCGGAATACAAAGCTGTCAACTTGGTTTCTGTTGTTTGCTTTTTAATTGTATCTTTAATTGAAACTTGTTGAGTAGATCCCTTTTGATTGTTTAAGGCATTTACTAATTCTTCTGCACTAGCATATTCAGTTCCTGATAGACCAAAGGCTGCTAAACATCTTCCTAAAGAACTAGAACTACAGTTCTCCATAGCACTTGTTTTATTTATAAAGTTAGCATTTCTATGTTCTTCTGCATGACCAACAGCATAAATAGTATCAGAAATATATAGTTCGGTCTTAACCACAACTCTCTCATTATCATGGAATAGTATTTCTTCATTAAATCTAGCTTCAGGGAAATATTGTAAAAGATGTCTATGTCTTTCATTAACAGTTGAATATTTTTTACCTTTAATATCAACAGTTGGAATTTTATTAGCACTTGTTAAACATTCCTTTCTTCTTTCTTTAAACCCTCCCTTACTTTTTTCTTCTGTCGTCTGTGGCTTTAGTTTCATTTTTTCCTTTCATTTGTATCTTTTGGTTTTCTTTAATTTGGTCAACATCTTTCTGTGCTTTAGCTTCTAAATAGCTTTTATTCTTAGCAACCATTTGATCTTTAAGTTCAAGTAAATCTAATTTCTTTTTTAGTTCTGATATTTCGTTATCCCTTAAATGTAATTGCTCAATATGTTTCTTTTCATTTTGTTCATAAGCTCTAATTTTACTTTGCATCTTTGCAAGTTCCATCATTACCTGGTCTGTCATTATTTTTTCCCTTTCATTACTTCTTCAAATGTTAATTTATGAACAATCAAATCTTGAACTGCCTGACCTACTATAGCTCCTATGTCCATGTTAAGATTTCCTAACAAATCTTTTCTTTCTTTAGCAGTTAAAATTACATAATCATTAAACCATATATCTAAACTTTTATTTAATTGACTTGGACTTAGATGATCTGCTGTAAATGTTCCGCCTTCTTCTTTTCTTGTCCACTCTTTCCCAATTGTTTTCATATATTCCTTTTAGTTAATGGAACAAAAATAGTCAATAAATTATACAAATTATATTCAATTTGAGAGTTCATTATCAAATATTATTGTAGCATTAAAACTAAATGAGATTCTTTCTTTATCTTCATCATCTGTATTATAGGGATAAACAACATGAGATAGTGAGTTTGGGAACAATATCCAATCCCTAACCTCTGGCATAACTCTATAAGAATTATTATTAAACATATTTTCTGATCCTTCTATAAATTCAACCTGACCTGAAAAATCGTTATGTTCTTTTGCGTTAGTTGTTGAAATCATTTTAGGTATTTGTAAATAACCAACGCAGCTTAAATGATAATTACCATGAACATATTCAGTATGGGTATGGCAAGGGTTATAATCTCCAGGTTTTGATATTACATACCAAGCAGAATTAATTAGAATAGATTTAATCTTATGTTCTATGTGATTTTTAACATAAGTATTAATAATAGGATCAAAAAACTTTTGTTTCCATTTAAGCATAATTTCTGGTGAAATTAGATACTCTGAATCTACATGACCGACTAACTTTTTAGACCAATCATGGTTCTTTTGTTTTTCTTTATCTTCTCTTATTTCTTTTAAATCATTACTAAAATCTTTTATAAGTTCTAATGGCATAACTGCTTTAGCAACTGTTGAGCCAAAAGGTTTAAATAATTTAAAATTTATCTTGTCCGACATCTTCCTCCAATGGTTTAAGTTCTTTTAATTCAATTTTGTATGCAGCAGGTCTATCTTGGTAGCCAAAATTTGATAGCTTTTCTGGTGGGAGATCATCATTATAAATAAATGAACCCATAATACTAAAATTAAAATCTTTATCATTATCTTTAATTATCAAAAAATAATTTCCTTTCTTTTCTCCAGGTCTTATCAATAAAAAATTATATGATTTCTTTTCCTGTGTCCTTATCTCTATATTGTTTTGAAAGTCTGAGTCTGAATAGAATTGGTTATCATCTGAGTAAGATCCATTATAGAAAGAATTTGTAACTTTAGCATAACAAATTTCTCCTAATGCACCTAAGAATCCATCAAATAATTGATTTTTAATATTTTTATTATAACCATATGAAAAACCTTTACCCATTCTAAGATTACCAATAAATCTTTTTTGAGCTGTGTTATAAGCCATTTCAACTTCGTTAGCTTCTAATTTAACTTTTATCATTTCTTCTCCTTGTAAATAGAGTTCTCCAAAACCATGAACGCATCATAGATATAACTGTAAAGATAACTGCTATATGGAAGCTCTCTAATATTGTTGGGTGTAAATCAAAGAATGGAAATATAAACAATTGAATTAATGTAGATAAAATTAATCCACTTCCTACATCAATTATAGTTTCAAATAGATTTCTCATTTTTATCCTTTCTTGCTTGATCTAATTGTTTAACCCTTTTTTCATATTCTTCAATGCTTTCACCTGAGAAATATTTAAACCAGCAATTTGCACAGTAATTTTTACCTTTTTCTACTATATCGGCATTCATACCGCATTTAATACATTGCCTTACATCACCAAATAAGTTTTTTTTATCCGACATATCTAGCACCTTTGCTTAAATTTTCAGTTGCCCATAAAGGTTGTAAATTTTTATAATTACAACATTTATATTGGTCATTTACATTTAATAAATTAAAATGTGCCATTGGTTTAATATGGTCAATGTGCCATTTACCAAAATTTTTCCAATTCATTCCTTGTTTAAATTGTTTTTCTAAATGGTTTTTTAAATATAACCAATCGCAACCTATTAATTTTGAGGTATTTACTTTTTTCTTTGCTAAACCTCTTTTAATATATTGATAAAATCTTGTTCTTAATCTTGATTTTAAAATAAAAATAGGATCATTTTTTAATCTTTCTCTTATTAGGTTTCTAGCTCTTTCTTTTATTTCAGGTCTTTGTGAGTATTCTTTAGATTGTTTTTTAATATGATCTTTGTTTTTTAATTTATATGCTTTCTTTTTAGCTTTTACATAATCTTTTTTATACCATTCTCTTAACCATAATAATCTTCTTTGTTTATTTTTAGGCTTACTTTCATATATTTTTAAATATAATTTTTTTTTAATTTTATATGATTCTTTTGATTGAGCTTTTTTAGAATATACCTTTATTTTATCTTTGTTTTTACTTAACCATGCTTTTCTTACATTATTGTAATGTTCTTTAAATTTAGGATTAGTATTTAATAAATGTTTCTTCCTTATTCTATCTCTTTTTAAAGCCATTTGATGAGAGCAAGATTTAGAACAATACAGATTTCTAATAATATTAGGTTTTTGAAATTGTTTATTACAAAATTTGCAATTTAATTTAACATTAAAAACTTTTAATGCAGCTCTTTCTCTTTTTCTTTTGTTTCTATAATCCCTTTGACATCTATAAGAACAATGTTTCGGAATTGAAGTTATATTTTGAAAAGTAAATTTTTTATTACAACTTTTACAAACTAATTTTTTAATTAGTGGCATAATAAAAAATCCATAGAGCTAACTCTATAGTGATAATTGTTTCAAGCATTCTATTTGTTCCTTTCTTTTATGGTTTTTAATTCTATTCCAAGTAACACCATTGATAGACCTAGATCCTTCAATAATGTTCTTAAAAGTTTGTATAGCTAATCTTTCTATATTTAGCTTAATTAAGAGTTTGTCTTTTTCTTTCATTTATATTCTTTTTTAATTGGTTTAGTTTCTTGCTCCAAAGCTCTTTCCAACCTTGAGGACAGTTCCATTTCATATATTCTAAATTTTTCAATCTCCTTTTATCCCTTGAAGCTATATTAAAATCATAGACTAAAGGCAATCCATATTTATTTCTCACTATATCCCCCCTTGTGTTGCTAGTTGATGAAGTACCATTAACCCTAAAATTACAAATACACTTACCGCAAATGTGAACCCTAGAACGTAGTATATATATTTTTTCATTGTTCCCTTTCTTTAAGTTTATTTATTATCTTATTAGTGCCTAAAATAACACCATAAACGCAATATAAGCCTATTACAGAGGCTATTATTATAAAAAGCACTATAACAACCCTATTTCTTTTATTTGATCGTTATATATACAATTGGCACTTTTGAAACTTTCAACAAAATTAAAAAAATCTAGTAATGAATCAAAAGATTTTTCAAAGTCATGTTTTATAGTTTCTATTGTGTCTGTTTTTTTATTCCAGGTCTTATAAGTAATATAATATTTCATATTATCCTTTTTTAGTTAATAGTGTTGTTAATTGGTTTATGATTATTGAAAGATAACTCAGCTCTAAATCTTTGAATTTCATCTTTAAAATGAAAACTTTCAATAGTATGCTTTGCAATCTTTCCCTTTTCAAAGAACAACCAACAAGAAGTTTCCTTTATTGGTTGTCCCATGTCTTTTAATTGATAGTTAGATAATATTTTCATAGTTACCTCTATTTTAAGTTATTTTTAATTAAACAAGTATTATAAGCTCTTGAACCAACTGCAGCTAAATAGCTCTTAGCCTTGTTTTCATTCTGTTTTAACTTCTCTGATTGCTCTGGTGTTGGATTTGTAACAAACTCAACTTTAACACCTTTCCAAGCATGGTTTTTAGCTTTTAAAAAACAAATAGCCTTTTGGGATAGCTCTGGAAGTTGTTGAACATCTACTGATCTAGTAAACTCAACTATATCTTTATCATTTGAATAACCGCTTAAACCTTTCCAAGAAATAAAGTTTTTACCATCTTTAATATCTGAGGTTAAAACTCCCACTTCAGAATATGTTGAAGTCTTAGCCTTGTTCCACTCTCCAGATTTAGGATTTTTAGTAGATGAAACTAATCTAGTACCTTTTTTGTTAGTCTCTAACCAAAATCTCTTGCTAGTTTTTTTAAATCCATAAGGGTAATTATCAACCTCTACTGAATTTTTAAAACTGTCTTTGTTATATATATATGTTGTCATGTTTTCTTTCCTTTGTTGATTTGCTTTCATACTAAACTTATACAAGTTTTGTTCTATATGTCAAACTATAAAAGCTAAGATTGTATAAATATTTATGTTCGCTAAATGTTCTTATTGATTATAATATGATTAAGTATTAAACAACACCCTGAAAGGAAGGCAAATTATGAGTAAAAAAGGGTTTACAATGATTCCGAACCAATTAATTATTGATGAGGGGTTGAGCAAGGAGGCAAAAGCATTATTTGTTTATTTGCGGTATTTATCGCCAAATTTTAGGATCTTAAGAAATGCCACATTATTGACAAAATTAGATATGTGCTTGTCCACACTTCAAAAGGCTAAAAATGAGCTTATGAAAGAGGGTTATTTAGTTATCCACAGAAAGACCTCAGCCAATAAATATGAGCTAAGACTACCTACTAAACAAGCACCTGATAGAGTACCAAATACTCATATGGGTAAGTACCAAACACTTAGTATTAAGAAGAACAATACTACTCTATATAATAATATACTTCATAAGAAAGGTTTT